AAACAATGATCGATAAAGCGCATCATAAACTGGAATGCCACCAGCGAGCGCAAGGCCGCATTGTGCGACCGCCTTTATCCATCTCTTAGCTCCCTTGACAGACGTAAATCCATCGACACAAACAAAGTCCTTCCGCAATGTCGGCTCCAAATCCCTAACCATGGTACAATCCTCATTGTCAACCATGACCGGACGGGATTGGCAGAACTTAATGCGCTCGAATACTGTGACAGGTTCATCAGATGTAACATCAAAACCAAATCCCAAATAGAATTTGGTAATCCCGAAGTCGCAAAACCTAGGGTAATTAGCCTGATCAAATATCAAAACGCAATCATCCCCATCATTAGCTATCTCTATATCAAATGGAAGATGCTCCATCAAACACAACAAGGTAGTAGCTATAATGAGTTTGTTGCCCATCGATGTATCTATATCACCCGACATGCGAGTGCCACAGACAGTGTAAGAGATCGAACCATCAGGCGCGTTTCCCTTACAACGATTCACTAAACGTTTCCTCAACAGATATCTCAATCTATTCCTATGTTGAGCAGTCTTAAAAGCAGATTCGTACACACGGTGAGTGTATTTAAGCAAATCAACAGATATATGTTGATCACACCGACTCTGATCCAACACTATGGCCATCGGGTTTTTGAACCTCAACCATTTACGTCTAAGACCCTCCCCTCGCTGAGTGTAAGTCAGCGAACTGAATATGAGTGGCCCAGAACCACCATACTCCTTGTACAACCCGTCGATAATCCTATACAACGGGTGTTCTAATTGTCTTATATACACTCCCAATACAACATTAAACTCCGGAGAGCGAGGGCTAATCACTCTCGGGTCACCATCTGGTTTCAGAGTGGCATCGTGTTTCTCATTCTTTAAGAAAATCTTCAATGCCGAATGTCTGGGACGAAGCCCATACAACCTTAGATTCTCGACTGCCCTTTCATAAAGCGCACGCTTGCGACCCACGTAGTAAAGCGGGAACGAGTCCCACTCCTGCGGGGTGGTCGAGGGCATGCGCGCCATGATCTTGCGGCCGATAGTCATCAACTCTAAAATAGATCCTTTAGTCGGCGTCGGGGGTCGACAATAACCCCCAAATCCGTCCTTAACAAGGAAGACTCTTTTATATACAGCTCGAGCCAGATTAGTTATGTTGTTATTGAAAGAGGCTATCTTGTGCCCTGATTGTATCCCACCAAGGACTCCAAGACGCCTTTGTTTTGCCGGTGCCTTAGTTACTTTGTGCTCGATGATTAGGCTTTCTTTTCGTGGGAAAGAACGTAATAACGACATCGCTGTGTCGTGTAAACGCTGATTATCTCCTATAACATCGACCCCTGCACTTTCACCAAGGCACCCCTACGCAGCACGGTACGGGCGTACACCACCCGACCTCCTAAAGAGGCCGAATGGCACCCAATTGAAGCTGTCACGGAAAACAGTGTCATCAACCAAATGCCTCAATCTACCCTCAGGCACATACCGCACAGCATGCTCATAGTCATCCATCCGATCCAACACTCTAGATGACCCAGCATACTGCATAGCAGCAATGTCCTGAATGGTCGGGACAAAGGCCGATTCCGTTAACATCTCCAAGAGACTAGCTGCGTGGCTCGGTCTCATGCCCATCTCCAACAAACGCGTCCCAATAAACCGACGAACCGCCAAGCGATTAGCCGGAGTACGGTTAGCGTTCCCCAAGGTATC